CAAGTAGTACTTAATACCCGTTGGCTTAGGACAATCCTCGATAGACCAGCGTATTTTCATACAGACCTCCCTTTCGAAGATATTACTTGTGTTAAGTATAAGTTTGTACATCTATAATCCCTAGCTTTATAGTCGCCAAGACCTACGACTGTGCCTGCTATACTCCTTATTATCATCACAACAGTGTAATACAAAAGAAAAGGGGACCGAAGTCCCCAATCCGTTACTCTGCTACTGTTCCAATCTTGACTTCTTCCTCGTCGGGGTCTACGTAGACTGGGTCCCAACCGAAGTATGCACAGACTAGGTTTAATGTTTGCAGGTCGGCTACTGCTGATGCCTGTACGTCACGCTTACTAGGTATTGATACCTTGGCTAGTGGTGACCATCCTCTACGTACATCTGCACGCTGAACGTCCTTGATCATCTTCAAGAGTATACCTTTCGCCTCGGATATGAGACCTGCACGGGTGATATTGTTATCAGTCATGATAACTCCTTTCTGGTTATGTTAAAGATTACTATGAATATCTAAAAATGAAATTTAACTAAAAACTGAATTATCAAAATCCCTGGATAGGGTATATAGAGGGTAAAAAGGCCGCGCATCAAAATGACGCAATTTTTTCAAGTTCTCTCTACGCGCGTGCGTATTATATAATATATATATAATTAGTGTTAATGATTGATGTACACTATGGGTGGTATGGGTGGTGTTTAAGAGGAGGGAAAGGAGGGTATAAATTCAGATAAGTCTTGATTGGCGAGTGGTTTTTATAGTAAGCTTTATCATCATGCAGAAAGATATGGAAATTCTTAGTAAGTTGACTGCTGAAGAGCAAGTATCTGTATTATCAATTATATCGAGAAGTACATCTGATTTAAGCCCTATAGAGATCGACGATGTAGTGTACCAAATACCAGAAACTGTGCATGACTTGATTGACAATCTAGCGTTACAAATTAAAGAATTATCTACTTTAGATGGCGATATAAGCAAGCCAAACTAAATGGAGTATCGCAAGATAAAAGGAGTGAAGCATTACGTATTCGATGATGTACACGACTTCAATAGCTTCTTCACTGACGAAGACAATAGACCAAATATAAGCTTTGACTGGCGCACAGCAAATGAAGGTAACTGGGTTTTAGCTGACGATGGCGGAGTCATACAGTTACTTAAAAGGTCAAATATTAGACATCCGAATGACAGAAGAAACTATAAATATTGTGAAAATTATGTTCGCACTGTTGTTGGCACTTTCTTATGCTTACCTAAAACGTATATGGACACTGATTTCTCACAGCACAAGAACAGGTATACATTCTCAAAGTCGATTAAAAGACCTGATACTAATTTTTACAAAAGAGATAAAACTACTAAAAAAGAAAAAGTATTTGCAACGAACGTTGCAGTTGGTATGGGTGCCGTTAAAAGTTACATGGATGCGTTTAGTGAATTGGACTCGTACAAAGCTGGGAAGAAAGCGGCGATATTATTAAGGCAGGAGAGAGTTATGAAAGAAGTTGAAAAATCAGTAGTAGATGTAGCTAAGTCATTAGGTGTTGACCATGAGTATGTATTAACTAAGTTGAAGTGTTTAGTAGACAGCTCACCTGAAGATAATATTGTTTTAAATGCTGTAAAAGAAATAGGCAAAGCTATAGGTACTATAGGTGGAGCTACTGTTAAACATAAGGAAACTGGTATAATAGGACTATTCCAAGGTTTTCAGCCTGATCAGCTTGAAGAAGCTAAAAGACCTGAACTATCCGAAATAACTGAAAAAGGAGAATAATATGTTATGTCCCCATTGTGCATCAATGCACACTAAGATACATGGGTACCGTCGTAATACAGATAACGATCTGATGCAACGTCACTTATGTCGTAAATGTAATCACACTTTCACAATACCATATGAAACACAAGTACAAGATAGTGATACTGAAGATTCTGTGCGTGTGAAGTCAGGTGGATTGTTAACGTTTGAGTATAATGGTAAAATAAGGATACATGGATTAACTGATGTTCATGTAGGAGCTAACGAGCATGACCATAAGAAACTGAAAGAAGCTATAAGCGTAATCAAGAAAGATAAGTTTGCCAGGTGGTTTGGTAATGGTGACTTAATAGAATGCATACCTCCAAACTATCATATCCCTCAGCGTGGTCAGAGTATGTCACCAGATGATCAGTATGAAGAGTTCATAAAATTATGTAGACCTATTGCGGATAAGTGTTTGTTTATTCGTGGTGGTAATCATGATTATTTAAGAAGCTTGAGAGTTCTTGATTTTGATATATCAAGAGGCATAGCTAATGCTTTGCAAGTACCTTATTATGAATTGCCTGGGTATACATCAATTGTAACATCTGGCAGAACTTGGAATCTTGTTAGTGGTCATGGTACAAGTGGAGCAAAGAATGGAGATTTAGAATTAGACAGGTTGGCTGCTGTCTATAGTGATGGCGATGTATTCTTTTTAGGTCATAATCATCAGCTATATACTAAGCCTATAGACTCTATAGCTATATATAATAATGAGGAAACTTTACATAGAAGGTGGTACATAAGAGGCGGTAGCTTCTTACGTTACGCGGACTACGCACGATACTCCATGTATCAGATTGTTAGGACAGGATGGGTGACAATGGAGTTTGATCAAGATAGAATTGAATGTTGGGTAAACTGATGGCAAAGCGTAAAAAAGCAATAACAAAACATGATATGATACGTTCTATAAATGTATTGAACGCTAAAGTAGATTATGTTGATAATGCAGTTACATCAATGAGTGAGATGTTTAGAGATTTTGTAACTTTCATGGAATTTGAAGACCAGTTCTTTGAATATCTTGATGCAAAATTTAAAGAAGATGAAGATAAAGACTAATGCCGTTAAACGAATATAGGTATTTAAAAAAGACAGACAAAGGCAAACATATAAATTTGGCTACAGGTCAGCCTAAAGAAAAAAAGAAAGCTAAGTATACTCCGTATTATGCTGTTAAAGATGGAAGAAGATTGACAGGTAGTGAGGTAAAGAGACATGAGATAGTACTTACTGAAAAAGGCAAGCCTATTCCTAATCCAATGGCTACTCCTGGAATTATATCTCTTTTGCCTACTAGTCTTTATGATTTAGCTTTTGAGACTTTACTAACTGGAATGTCTTATGCAGAAGGTGTTGACCCAAGAGTGGCTATTGTAGCTGGTCTTGCAGCTGGAAAAGTAGCTCCTAAATTGCCATCCGCAGTTAAAGCTGCCAATATTAAGAGTGGAGCATATTTGACAAGGAGAGCTGTAGACAAAGGGTTTGAAGCTGTGAAAAGAGACCCAATGCTTGCTGATATTCCATTTGAAAAAGTTTCTAAGTTTTTACCTAAAACTGGAAAAACATTGGTTTCTGGATCGTATTGGCCTCATATGGGGAAAAATTTAATGCGCTCTACTGGACCGCCTTTCGTGCCAGTAAAGAGGGTTTCTCAAGGGTGGGAACCAGTTTTTACATTTCAAGAGCAATCGTTATTAGATTTACTTGCTTCATCTGGAGGATTTAGTGCTCCGACTATTTTTAAACGAAGGTGGGGTGAATCTGTTGTTAGACACGAAGGTCGTCATTATAAACAAAATGTAGAAGGTTTGCGAAATAAAATAAGAAGGGGAAATTTGGAAGCAATGGAACGACCATTAACAGGTGGAGTAGCAGGTCTTGAATACAGTACATTGATTAATATACCACAACCTAAAAATTGGAAAAAAATTATACCTAAAAAATATATTGATTCAAAAGGTAGTCTCAAATCTGCAGAGATTATTTATGAAGAAGCTTTGTCGGCAGGTAAATCGACTGCGTATGCAAAAAAATATCTTGGTAGATATAAAAAGAATATTGAAGATTATGAGTACGTTACACGACATATTGAAGTTGAAGCAAGAATAGAGGAGATTTCGTCATTAGGCAAAAAGAATTGGCATGCGTACAGAGATTTAACAAAACGCGCTGGATTTACTAAAAATCAGGTAGAAGATATGGTTTCTGATTATCGAATGGCGAAGTTTAAAAAATATCCATATGTTCCTCAATCCCTTGCTGAGGGAATTACAAAACTAAAAAAGTGAATATAAACAGTCAAAATATAAGCGAAGCTGAGGAAGCTTTAAAGTTATCTAGTAAAGACTTAATATCTTTTGGTAAGTTATTTTTACCTGAAGACTTTATGCGTAGTGAGACGCCTCCATTCCACTATGAAATATCTGATTGTATTGATAATAAAGAGGTAAAGCAGTTAGCTGTTATTGTTCCTAGAGGGCATGGTAAGACTATTTTAACAAAAGCTTCTATACTGAAAGATTTCATTTTTTGTCCACCTGATGATTTTTATTTCTATGCCTGGGTATCTGCAACACAAAAACTTTCAGTTGGTAATATGGATTATATTAAACATCATTTAGATTATAATGAAAGAATAAGATATTATTTTGGAAATTTAAGAGGTAGGAAATGGACTGAAGAAGATATAGAACTTTCTAATGGATGTAAGTTAATTAGTAAATCTAATGTTGCTGGTATTCGTGGTGGCGCTAAGTTACACAAAAGATATGATTTAATTATACTTGATGACTTTGAACATGAAGCAAATACTATTACAAGAGAAGCTCGTGATAAGAACGCTAACTTAGTAACTGCTGTTGTATACCCAGCATTAGAACCTCATACAGGTAGATTAAGAGTAAATGGCACTCCAGTGCATTATGATTCGTTTATTAATAATTTGTTAGTACAGCATAGTAAAGCTATGAAGGATGGAAGGGAGTTTGCCTGGGAAGTAATTACATATAAAGCATTGCAAGGAGATGGAACACCTCTATGGCAATCATTCTTCCCAGCCTCTAAGATCGAGGAAAAGAAAAGGTTTTATTCTGATTCAGGTCAACCTCATAAGTTCTACCAAGAATATATGATGGAAGTGATGAGTGAGGAAGATGCTGTATGGACAAGGAAGCATTTAAAGTACTATGATGGTTATTATAAGAATGAAGATGATATAAATTATCTTAGTATTGATGGTGAGGATGTACCAGTTAATACATTTATTGGATGTGATCCTGCTACAGATATAGATACTAAGCATTCTGACTTTAGTGTTATCATGGTAGTCGCAGTAGATGCAAATAATGAGTTATATGTTTTAGAGTATGAAAGGCATAGGAGTATCCCTACTATTGGCACAAAGAGCGCTGATGGAGGTATCATTGGTCGTACTGGAGTTGTTGATTATATATTGGAACTACATGAGAAGTATAATTGTATATCATCTACAGTCGAAGATGTTGCTATGAATCGTAGTATATTCCAAGCGTTGAATGATGAAAGAAGACGGTTAAATCGTTATGACATAGCAGTCATTCCTCAAAAGCCAGGTGGCTCTAATAAGAGGAATCGTATATATTCTGGTCTTTCTGGTAGATTTAGTATGGGAACAGTACATATTAGAAAAAATATGTTTGATCTAATTAATGAAATTGTTACATTTGGACCTAAAATGTCCCATGATGATACCATTGAGACTCTATATTATGCACAAATCCACGCATTTCCGCCTAATATGAAGAAGAATAAAGACAAAAAGGTTTGGTTTAAGCCTAAAAAGAGAGCTAAAAGCTGGTTAGTGGCATAATAATGGCTGGACGTACTTTATTAGATATATTCACTGGTGGCAGAGTTAAACATACTGGAGTAGGTAAGTATAGAGGATCACCAGGAGCTGCACCTACTGTTCCAGCTGTGTTTTCTAAGTTATATGAATCAATGACAGAATATCAAGAAAGAGGAATGTCTGAAGAAGTTTTTCCAGCAGGTAAAAATATATTTGGTCAACCTACAGAGCCTATAACTCAGGGTAATTTGTATGAAATTGCTATGGGTGCAGCTGGAGTTGGTGCTGTTGTTAAAACAGCTAGTACTGCAAGGAGGTTATTCTCAGGATGGGCAGAGAATTTACGTAAATATAGGGGAGAAAGTAAAGCAACGGATGCTATTATAAATAGAGCTTCTAGGCTTGTAAATGAAAATGATATAAAGGGAACTCAAAACTCTTTAGTTAAACTAAATAACAAACTAGGGTTAGGAAAAAAAGTAGTGGTTCCTGAAATTAAAGGAGCTGCTGGAGCTGGAACGAAACAAGCTGCACAGGCAAAAGGAGCTACAAAGAAAGCAAAAGAAGCAAGTATGACTAGAAGTAGAAAAGAAGTTGAGAGAAAGGCTAAAAGAGCTTTAGAGGAGGAACAAAAAACTGGATATGAGCCATACCATAGAGGGACTCAGAAGTTAGATAGATAATGCCTCCTCAAAATCAAATTTCAACAAATGCAGGTTCATTAAAAGGTGGTAATTATTGGCAGAATTTCGTACCTCATCAGAAATTCTCATTAGATCAGCAATATGCTGGAAAACAACCTCTGATTAGTTCACCACTTTTTATGAGTCATAGTACAACTGATCTTTCATCGTCTACCTATGGCACTGGTTACTCTGGTGATCAAAGCAGAAGTCTTTCTGATTTTTTAGATATTAAATCAATTATTAAGAGTGGAGGAAAAAAAGGAGCTGTTGTGTTTCCAGTTGGTAAAAGTGGTGTCCTTTCAGGTCGTTGGGATGTAAGTGGAAAATCACCATATGAGCATAAAGCAAAGTTAAAATATAGTTGGTCAATATAAAATGCCTAATGGGAAAGAATATTCATTTGGGGAGACTTATTCTCCATTTGGCTCAGAGTCAATGAGTTTTACTCCTGAAGCAGGTAAATCAATTGAAAGCGCAGTTTCAGATTGGTTGAAAACAGGAGGAGATGTATCAAAATGGGGAGGGTTAGGAGGCAAACTGAAGAAAGGATTAGACGTAGTGAACCTTTTTGGGTCTGCATCAAGAACATATGCAGAGCAGGAAGCTTTATATAAAGAAAAAGGTCCAGGATATGCTAAGAAACCTGGAACATCATTACATGAAACTGGAACAGCTGTTGATATTCCTGAATCCCTTGCGTATTTTAGAAATTGGTTAGCTGAATCTGGGCAAAAATATGGGTGGAGTCAGAGAAAGTATAGTGGAACTAAACATCATTTTGAATATAACAAACCTGTGCAATCTTCAGAAGATTTAGCAATGTCTGCTATGCAAAAACCAAGTGAATCTTTATTTTAATTAAGGAGTAAGTATTGGCTAAAAGAGGAAGAAAAAATAAAGCAGCTATCAATAAGCAATTATGGGATAGAGCTAACGGTACAGATAGATCAAAGTGGTATTTAAAAAGTCAGAAAGGCTATGATTTTTATTTAGACGAACAGCTCTCTGAGGCTGATAGGGATTCTTTAGAAGAAGCTGGAATGCCAACATTCACGATTAATAGGATATTACCTATTATCGAGATAATGAGATATTTTGTAACCGCTAATAACCCAAGGTGGAAAGCTGTCGGTGTGACTGGTGATGATGTTGATATTGCTCAAGTACACTCAGAACTTGCTGATTATTGTTGGCATTTGTCTAATGGTAAGTCTGTTTATGGTCAAGTAATATTAGATAGCTTAGTCAAAGGGCTAGGTTATTTTCTTGTAGATGTAGATCAAGACGCTGATCATGGTAAAGGTGAAGTAACTTTTAGTCGTATTGATCCATATGATGTATTTGTAGACCCTGCAAGTAGAGACTTCTTATTCAGAGATGCTGGGTTTATTATGATAAAGAAGCTTTTATCTAAGACACAGTTAAAGAATATGTTCCCTCAACATGCAGCTAAGATTAATAAAGCATCTGGTGGCTCTAGTATTTATTCTTATTCTGATAGAGATATAGAAAGTTCTAAAGTTGTATACCCTGATGATATTTCATCAACATATACTCCAGAATCAGAAGAAGATGAACTTATAGGATATTATGAGAACTATAGTAAAATAAAAGTTCCATTTGTTAATGTATTTTTACGCATTGAGCCAACTGAAGAGGAACTAGATCAGATTCAAAGGTCTGTTGAAGTACAAGTAAAAGAGTTTGAAGCTGAAGTTAGTGTTCAGTTGCAAGAGAATACATTACAAATACAACAAGCTTTTCAATCTGGAGAAATAATAGAAGAAAGAGCTGCATTAGAGATAGAGAAAGCTAATAAGATGGCTGAAACATCTGTAGCTGAAAAAAGACAAGAATTAATGTCTATGGCTCAAGATGCTGTTACTAGGATAGAGCAGCGTGTATTACGTAAGAAAGAATTCGATTCTTTAATGAAGTCAAAAGAGTTTAAGAAAGCTGTCGTTGATTTTGTTGAATTTTATGAAACAAGGATTGTATTAGTGTGTAGTGTTGGAGATGATACTTTCTTATATGAATATGAGTTACCAATCACTGAATATCCGATAGTGCCAATTCCATATCTTTATACTGGCACTCCATATCCAATGTCAGCTGTAATGCCTCTTATAGGTAAACAGCAAGAGATTAACAAAGCTCACCAGATTATGATCCACAATGCTAACTTAGCTTCTAATTTAAGATGGATGTATGAAGAAGGTTCTGTTGATGAAGAAGAATGGGAACAATATTCTTCTGCTCCAGGGGCTTTATTAAAGTATAGGCAGGGATTCACTCCTCCAACTCCTGTATTACCAGCTCCTATCAACAACGCTTTTTATACTATTACTCAAGAAGGTAAGGGGGATGCGGAGTATATAAGCGGAGTTCCTTCAGCTATGATGGGATTTACTCAAGACCAAGCTGAGACTTATAGAGGATTATTAGCTAATGATGAATTTGGTACTAGGCGATTAAAATCTTGGATGTCTACTATTGTCGAACCAGCCTTAGAATATTTAGGTAAATGTTTCCAGATGGTAGCTCAAAGACATTATACAATAGACAAAGTATTTCGTATTGTCCAGCCTGGGGCTGGTGGTGAAGAGCCAGGTGAGAAAGAATCACGTATAAATATTCCTATCTACAATGATTACGGTGAAGCAATAGGTAAATATATGGATTATGAATCATCAAGGTTTGATATTAGGATGATATCAGGTGCTACTATGCCTGTTAATAGATGGGCTTTGTTAGAAGAATATTTTAGATGGTTCCAAGCTGGATTGATTGATGATATAGCTATGGTAGCTGAGACTGATATAAGAAACAAGAAACAGTTGATAGAAAGAAAGAGTATGTATTCTGAGATGAGGGGACAGTTGGAGCAGTTATCAGAAGCTTTAAAAGATAAAGAAGGTACAATTGAAACATTAGAAAGACAATTAGTACAAGCAGGTATAAAAATGAAAGTTCAAGAAGGTGGAGTTGAAGTAAGAAAAGGTGTACTTCAAACAGAAGCTGAACAGAAACTATTGCGTAATATGATGCGTAGTGAGTTCCAAGCAGCTAAGAGAGAGCTATCAAGAGAAATAAAGATGGCTGTTAATGAAGAAAAAAATAAACAGAAAAAAGACTTTGACAACAATAGTTAACTGTCATAGATTAAAAGCAAATACATAAAAAGGACGAATTATGGAAGAAAATGTACAAGTAAGCAACGCTCCTGAGAATGGAGTCCCTGAAAGTAATACTGAGAGTTCTGGCGATGATTTTTTCGAGGCGCTAGATACTCAAGTTAATAGTGGTATATTAGACATGCCTTTACAAGAGCAGACAACCTCTGATTATAATGACGAGCAAGCTGGGGATGAATATCTCAAGCAGCAAGCATCAGACCAGAGCCCTGTTGAAGGACAAAAGCCAGTGGATATTGAAAATCTGCAAACAAGGTATAGTGATTCTAGTCGAGAAGCTAAAAAGTTAAATAGTAAGCTAAAAGAAATAGAGCCATATATGCCGATCCTCGATGCAATGAGAGAAGACCCTAATTTAGTTCAGCATGTGCGGAATTATTTTGAGGGTGGAGGTCAAGCCCCGGTAAGCATGAAGGAACAGCTTGCATTGCCAGAAGAGTTTGTGTTTGACCCTGATGAAGCTATGTCCAATCCCGAATCGGACTCAGCGAGAGTTTTAGGTGCAACAATTGATGGAGTTGTCCAAAAACGTCTTAATGACACTCTTTCTGCTCAGAAAGCCGAAAATGTTAGATTTTCAAAAGAATCTGCGTTTAGGCAGAAGCATAATATGTCAAATGACGAATGGACTAATTTCCTAAGTTTTGCAAAAGATAAGACTCTCGAGTTAGAAGATATTTATTATCTTATGAATCGTCAGACAAGGGAACAGAATATAGCCCAAAATGCAAATCAGGAAGTATCCTCTCAAATGAGAAGGGTACAGCAGAAACCACAATCTTTAGCCTCGGCAGGCAGCCAACCCGAACCACAAGTATCTCCTGAAGATAAAGTGTTCGATGAAATACTGGGATTTGACAGTAAATTGGACGAAGCATTTGGTGCATAGCACTTAGTGCTTTAATTAATAATACGAAGGAGATAAATCATGGCTGATTTATTTAGTCTAGAGTCAACTACCGATATTAGTTCTGGTGGTTCGACTGGTTCCGCCAGATATGGGCAGGACCTTAACACTGGCGTACTTCGCAGAAAGTATAACTTCGGGGATAGAGTTTCAGAGTTAGCAATAGCTCAAGACCCTTTCTTCCGTTTTGTATCGAAACTTGCGAAGAAGGCAACAGATGATCCTGAGTTTAAGTACACAGAACGCAGACCTTCATACCATAAAAGATATGCTTACCCTGTAGCTTTCAGTAATGATAATGTTACATGGGTTGAGACTCTTGATGGTACTGATATAGACACACAGCTTGATAGTTATGAGACAGCTGCTACTACAGTTTATGTCAAAATGATGTGCGATTATAAGAAGAGTGGGAATATCCAAAATATATTTGGAAATTCAGGTAGTGAGATAGTGATAGGTGCAGATGGAACGCAACCTTCATTTTTCTTGCCAGATCAACTGGTTAAGATTAATTTTGGTAATTCGAGTGCATCCTTATCCGCTAAAGTTAAAACTGCTTCTTATGCCGTCGTTAAGGTTAGTTCTGTTACACTTCAGGATGAGTCTACAAATCCTCCAACTGCTCACGGTGAAGGTGAAGCTGCAATATTAAAGGCTGTAGTTGTTAAAACTAAAACTGCTGGTCATGACGTAATTGCAGGTATAAACTCCGCTGCTCCAGCTGGAGATTCAACGTATAATGTTTCAATATCTGGACAGGGCGAAAGCAATGGAGCAGGTCTTGAAGATTATAGATCGTATGTTGTTGGTACGGCTCATGCTCAGGGTAGTGGTTATCCTGAGACTTGGAAAGATCAACCTTTCTCGACAGCTTACGGGCGTACACAAATTTGGAAAACTGCAATGGCAATGGATAACACTACACGTGCTACCGTGCTAAAGTATGAACCAAATGAGTGGGCTCGTGTCTGGCGTGAGAAGTTGATAGAGCATAAATGGGATATTGAACAAAGTTGTTTGTTTGGTTCTCAATATGACTCAGGTTCAGAATGGTACACTCAAGGTGCCGTTGATTTTGTCACTCAATATGGTAATGTGTTTAGTTTAACTCATGCGACTAAAACACAGGATGATTTCCTTGATGATTTGAGTAATTACTTAGACCCACGGTACAATAATGCAAATGCAACATTGTTCTTCGTGGATACGCAGACATATAATTGGTTGCATAAACTAAGTGGTTATTTCTCAAATAATCTTGAGATTTCACCTAACTTCCGTGCTGATATGGCGCTATCAAGTAAAAAGAAGGTTTTTGGAGTTGATATTAGTGTTATTTCTACACCTTACGGTGATATGAATGTAGCACGTAATGTTCACCTAGATGGTTCTGCTATCAAGATGCTTGCTGTTAATATGAGGAACTGTGCATACAGGCCTCTTGTTGGTAACGGCTTGAATCGTGATACAGCAATCTATGTAGGTGTCCAAACCTTAGAGAATAGTGGTGTTGACCGTCGGGTTGACTTAATTCAAACAGAAGCTGGGATGGAATGGTCAATGCCGGAATCCCATGCTTACTGGTCTTAAAGGAGGTATGAATTATGGCTAATCCTTTATACGGACAAAATAAAGCTGATGATCTACTTGATGCTTGGAAAGGTATTGATCCTGGATATTTAGACTTTTGCGCTGGACATCAGGGAAACTTAACTGCAACGGCTGTAGCTGTGACAGATGCTGAGGCTGATTCTGCTGCTTCTAGTGCTAGTGCTGCTAATATTTTAGCTGCTACACTTGCACCTGGAGCAGTAAATAGTTATGCTCATGATGGTGGAGCTGCTGGTTCAGTATATCTTCCTGATGCAGTAAAAGGTACTCATCTTGCTATGGAGTGCACTGGTGACATAGACCAGACTGGAGCTACTACTATATTTACAAGAGGAGCGGCTGTTGTTGCTGCTTCAACTGTTGATACTAGTCCAGTTTTTGCAAAACAAGTAGTAGGCATCATTAATGGAGCAACTGCTTCTGCAATAGAAACGCTGGGTACATTAGGTACTCCAACATCTATAAAGCTGATATATACAGCTGCTGCTGCTAACACTAACTTTTTAGGTGCAGGAAGTATTTTTCACTTCTTTGCCCCTTCAGATGGTGAGTGGTTAGTAAAAGTATGGTGTATACCAGAAGGTACTGGTGCTACTGGCGTATTTACAACTTCAGCGAGTTAAGGAGGTAACTGATGGCTACTAGTACAAAAACAATGGTTACAGCACTTGGGTCATCTTGGAATGTCCAGTGTGCTGAAATGGTGTTTGATTATGCTCAAGTGGGTGATCATTCTTCTGAATCGTATCATTTAATTGGGCAATTAAAAGTTCCAGCTAATTCCTACATACTTGATGTGCAGGTTCATGGTATTGCTTTATGGGTTTCTGGAGCTGCCGTTGCAATGATAGTTGGTGATCAAGATGATGATAATAGTTTTTATGCATCTACTAACTTAAAAGCAACAGACTTGTTAGTTGGTGAAGCTAATACAGTTGAACACCCTGGTGGTCTTGCTGGAGCTGACATAGCATCAGAGCAGAGAGTTTTTTATTCTGCTTCTGCAAGAACTGTTATTGCTGACATTACAGTTACAAATCATGCGACTGCTGTAAGCGCAGGAAAAACAAGAGTTCTTATACTGTATTGTTGTCCTCCAGCTGATAGCGTAAAACCATAATCTTAAATTCGAGAGGTAATAGCTCGATATATGGATAAAGTATAGGGAGGCTCGATACTTCCCTATACTACTAAATATGAAGACGAGGTTCTTTTGTTATTTTGCTCCTCCTTTTTTAATTTAAGAGCCTTAGTCTTCATAAAGTAAGAATGAGAAAATATGGCAACATTTGAAGCACAAGTAGAAGGTTTGACAACAATAACATTATCTGGTAGTACTACTCCTACTCAAGATGAACTAACTCAGTTTTTAATTGATGGTGTTATAGATGTAACTAGTAAACTGATATCAGTTCGATCTCAAGATAAAGACCTTTTTCAAAGAGAAAGTGCGACTATAGATAGTAATAGTGGTCTTGATGTTGGTGGAGCTGATATTATTTCTGTTATGAGAGAAGCTGGGGCTAGTGGTGATGCTGACGGTAGTACTGCTTGGAGACCATGTAAAAAAGTTCCTGCATCTCTGCAGTCAAGAGTAGTTGATACTACTAGTCTTCATTATTCTTCTGCATATAACCCCGTATATATAATTGATGATAATGGCAAGGTTAATGTATATCCTGTAGCTAGTTCGAATAATGGATATAAAGTATTATTTGTTAATAATGTCCCTACTGATGAAACTAATGAAGTTTCATTGACAAGGGCACACTCTGATATAAAGTGGTTCCCAAATAATAAAGTTTATCTTGTAGTTATATACGCAGCTGTAAAGTCTTTAGAAGCAAAGTTATCAAGTTATACTATTGAGGAAGAAGACACTGAGTTAGTTGCATCTTTACAGTCGGTGTTACAGCAGTTAAGGTCTGATTATAATAGTGGGTTCTTACCTGATAAACAACAAGAAGCTGCAATACAATCTGAAGCACAGGCAAGGGCTTAAGTATGACAGTAGATGAAATGATGGAAAGGTCTGGAGTTAATAAGACTGGGTTAGCATTAGCATGGATTAAAGATGCAGTCCATATGATACAGTCTAATTCAAAAGAAAATTTAAAAGTAGATAAACAGAATATTATAGATGGTGAAAGAGACTATATAATCCCTTGGGACTATGTAGCTATAAAGTCTGTATCAATAAAAGATACTAGTGATAGTAAATATAAGCGTATTAAGAGACTTGCTATACCACCTGTAATGTCAGAAGATACAGACCCAGAATAATGAGTTATCAAACTAATAGGAATTGGTATTACTACTTAAATGGTAGAGACTTACAGCTTTATCAATTATCTAATTATGGCAATGTTTCTACAGTTGCAGGTAAAAGAGTCAGATTACCTGAAGAACCATATGGTAATTTTTTAGTATACCCAGATGAAGATATTACAAATGGATTAAGGATAGAGTATACACACTTAGGCGAACCATTTGTATCTGAAGCTATGGAAGATACTAATGTAAAAGCATCTGGGACAGATATATCATTTTCTACAACTACAATTACTGGTATTGGAACGAATGATGGATTTGCTGCATTAGATAAAGTAAGAATTATAGGTTCTGCTAGTAATGATGGTGATTATACTTCAGTCGCTGGTGGTAGTGGGACTACTCTTGTATTTGCAGCTTCAACATTTACAGCTGAATCTGCAGGAGAAAGTATAACAGTATATCAAATACCAAAAGCAGTAACAACTGCTTCCGCAGATGAGTCATCTCATGTTAACTTAAATAGGATGCTTTCACTAGCTGTAGTTGATTATCTACAAGCTAAAGTAGCTGAGCTGTCTGGTAACTTACCATTAAAAGATTACCATATGAGAGATTTTTGGAAAAAGGTTGGAGACAATGATAGTAATAAGCGAAAGATTGCGATGTCGTTTTCGATGTCACCTTTTGCAATTAGATAACATGATAGCACAAATCTATTGATATAGAAATGAAAGTGCTGTAAGTTAATAGTTAACCAAGATGCCCATGAGAGTAGCCAAGCTCGGCAAGGCATCATAACTTAGGAGAAATAAGATGGCAAAAGGTCTACAAAGCTGGAGTGTAAAAGAATCGGGAGCCCCCGTAACTTCAGCGGAAATCAAAGATGGTGATGGGATAACCACAGTATCATTTTCTTCAACTACAAGAGCTATGTTAGGTGTAACGGCTGCTACTGGGTCTGGAACTATGACTCTTACATTAGCTGGTGGAGGAACTTTAGTTATACCAAACGCAGCTATTAATTCTGTATTTGCACCAGGCTCAATTATACCATTCGCTTGCGATTCATTTGTTTTTAGCGGGGCTGAATCAGCTTTTCAAGTCGTTGGTTTATTCTAAGGGAGATATGATATGAGAAATTTAAGTAGAAGTGCTCCACTAACAGGTGGCGGCACAATATCAGGCGATTTAACTATATCAGGTGACTTAACTGTAAGTGGTAGCGGTGGAGCAGTATATGATGAAATAATCGAAGGTAGTTTGCAGATTAAAACTGGTAGTGCTGGAACTATTTCAGACTTATCGTATGCCGATGACTTAGTTATTGAAAATAGTGGTGCGGCTGGTATATCTATTAGAACCCCAGATGCAAATACTGGTGCTATTGCTTGGCAATCAGATAGCAATGATACAGTAGCACGAATATATGGGTCTTATAATAGTGGGAATGAAAAATTAGTTTTTGAAACCAGCGGCATACAAATAATGGTTATTGATGACAACTCCCGAATCAGCCTGTCGAATAATGATAGTAGTGGAGATGCGACTTGTACACTATTCGGGTATCAAGCTGGAAATGTTATTGCAGATGGTGATGATAATAATACCATGATAGGTCATCAGGCTGGTTTAGTAACGACAGGGGCAGGAAATACATATGTTGGATTTAGTGCTGGTAAAGGTGATACTGGAGCAGACGGAAATAATGTTGGAATAGGAAGTCAAGCTTTACGAGATGTTACTACAGGCTTCGAAAATGTGGCAATTGGTAGAGATTGTATGTTAGACCTCGAAGATGGTGCAGGAAATACGGGGATTGGAACAGAGTGTTTAGGTAATCTTACATCTGGCACTGAAAATGTAGGGATAGGTAAACAAACATTGTTTACCATCTCAACTGTTGCTGGTAATACAGCAGTTGGATTTCGAGCATTGAAATTAAATACTGCAGCAGGTAATACCGCAGTCGGTCATTCAGCATTATTGGTTAATTCATCTGGTGCTAAGAATACGGCAATCGGATACAATGCTTTAGCTTTGTGTACTGAGGGAGATGCTAATGTAGCTATTGGTTATAATGCATTAGATGCTATGGCGGGAGAAGCAGGAGTAACTGAAAATAATACTGGAGATAATAATATAGCTATTGGTTATGAATCAATGAGTTCTATGAATGCTGGTAATCATACTAGTGCTTTAACTAATGCTAATATATCTATTGGAACTCAGGCTTTGTTAGGCGGTAATTTTAATACTGCTGCTTCTTCATTTCTTGGCAATATTGCAATCGGGTATCAAGCGGTAATGTCTACAAGTAATAATGCTCACACAGGCACGATTGGTATTGGATACCAAGCACTCACAGCCCTCACATCTGGTCAAAGGAACGTGGCTGTTGGTTATAATGCAGGACTTGAAACTGCCATAGGCGACTCTAATATAGCAATTGGATATCAAGCGTTGTTGGGTGATGCTGGTTTGCAAAATGATAATAATA